CTAATAGAGCATATGCTAGCAGAATGGGAAATGGTAATGAATCATCTGGTGATGGTTGGAAGTATCGAGGTCGAGGTACAATTCAATTAACTGGTAAAACAAATTATCAAGCATTTGCTACGAGTATTAACAAATCGCTAGACGAAACTATTGATTATTTGGGTACAAAGGAGGGAGCTGTTGAAAGTGCTGCTTGGTTCTGGAAGACCAATGATCTCAACAGATATGCTGACACTAAGAACATCACTAAGTTGACTCAAAAAATAAATGGTGGCACCAATGGATTGGCAGACCGAATAGCATATTATGAACGAGCATTGGTCAGTCTTCCAAAAACTCGTGCATGATAAATATTATTATCATAGGAGAATATCATGGGAAACATTATTTTAATAACGGCTATCAACATAGTCGCTAAATTAGTACTTGGTAGTGGTGTATTTGATAAAATTTTAGCCCTAGTCACAGAGTGGGCTGACAAGAAGATTGATGGTGCTGCTAAGCGTCAAGGCGTATTAGATTCTATTGAGGTAGCGGGTTTGAAGTTGGGTAAGTCAGCTACTAACTTGGCTATTGAGTTGGCAGTTACTCTTATTACTAAGAAGGTAGGTTGAGATGTCTGGGTTTTTATCTAATATTTGGGGTAGATTTGGCATTGCTCTTGCTGAACCTGGCACCTGGCGTGGTATCATTCTGATAGCAACGGCATTCGGAGCATCATTAGATGAGGAACAACAGAATTCCATCATCACTACTGGTATTGCTGTTAGTGGTCTTATTGGTGTATTCTTCAAGGATGATAAAAAGTCATTATCTATCAGAGAGTCATTGTCTAAGAATAAAACTAAGTCTTTATCTGATATTGTTTCTGAAACTAGGGACGAAAAATGAGGTTGACAATACTAACCATATGTGTTATGATGTTGTCAGCCTGCGTTCAGGTCGCTCCTAACCTAAAATTACCAGAGAAAGTACCTTGTCCCAAAGTAGAACCAGTCGCTTGTCCTACGATACCTCACTACAAACTACCTCCGATAGCGAACGAGGTCACTATCAAAATTCGTGGAAACTCAGTGGAAGCAGATGCTGGTGGCGAACAACTTATCAGAGAATATTCAAAAGCACAACGCTTACTTCGCTAATATTATTATCGGGATGTAGTTATCTAACCGAACACAACTGTTCAGATAAAGCCATCCCACTACTAGTTCAACAACCTCAACTACCTAAGTCAATGAACGACTTAGTTCAACAAATAGACGGTCTTCAATATCAAATATCTTGTGACTTCCCCTAAAAAACAGCTTGACAAACATATTTTAGTGCGATACAATGTGTCATACTAAATATTATTATGAATGTCGACCATTATCAAACATTAGGAGTTAGCCGAGACGCCTCAGAAGAAGATATCAAACGTGCTTACAGAAAATTAGCATCTAGAAATCATCCCGATAAAGGCGGCGACACTGAGAAGTTTCAAGAAGTTCAGACTGCTTACTCCGTATTGAGTAACCCACAGTCCAGAGCTGAGTATGATAGACCTCAACCTCAGTTCAATATGAACTTCAATGGAACGCCGTTTGACTTCAGCGCGATATTCAACGCTGCTCAACGACAACAAAGACAACAACGTACTCGAATGAGTATGACATTATGGATAACGCTCAATGACGTTATCAAAGGTGGAAGACGACCGGTTAGCGTTGGAACACAGCAGGGTGAGTTCGTAATAGAGTTAGACTTACAGGTTGGTATTGAAGATGGGGATACAGTTCAGTACATGGGTATTGGACCTGGTGGTAGTGACATGATTGTTACTTACAGAATACACCCAAATCCACTGTATCAGCGAGATGGTCCTAATTTATTGACTGAAAAGGTTATTGATATTTGGGACTGTATCATTGGTACTCAGGTCACTGTAAGAAATGTTCTGAACGAACAGTTAGCGTTGACAGTTCAGGCAAAGACTCAACCAGGAACAATATTGCGAATGAAGGGTCAGGGGTTGCCACACAAAAACTCAAAGGAGAGAGGTGATTTACTAGTTAGAATTAGAGCAAAACTGCCAGAGACTATCAGCGAAGAAATGATGGATTTAATACAACGAGAAAAAGAACTTGACAAATCAAGTCAGACATCGTAGAATACATGGATAACACAGCAGAGGGATTTATGAATCAGAACCCAGAAATCAGCCTAATCATTGACGGCGCAGTCAGACTAGCTAAAGAAAAATCACACGAATATGTTCTTACCGAACATATGTTGTTGTCATTAATCAGACATCAACCGTTCAAACATCTGTCCGAAAGTTTTGGCGTCAATGTTGAATTGATTGATCAAGAACTTGACAGTTATCTGAACTCAATAGCCAAATATGATTCTTCCAAACCAAATTATCAACCAAAAAAGACCACTGGTCTTGAACGTTGTTTCAACCGAGCATTGACTCAGGTATTGTTCACTGGACGTAGAAGTGCCACCACATTAGATCTGTATCTGGCCATGATGGCAGAAACACACAGTCATGCTCATTACTTCTTATTGAAGCATGGGTACATAAAACAGGAATTCATTTCTTTTTGGCAAAAACACTACAAGACAGATGACACTAAGGTATCGGATCTACAGGCAAATGAAATTCTTGAAGAGTACTGTGTCAACCTAAGTGCTCTGGCAGCCGAGGGCAAACTTGAACCTCTAATCGGCAGAGAAGAAGAACTCAGTGAGATGATCACCGTTCTGGCACGTAGATTCAAGGCTAATGTGTTGTTAGTTGGTGAACCAGGTGTTGGTAAAACTGCTATTATCGAAGGTTTGTCTCAGAAGATTCTAGACGACCAGGTTCCCGATTTCATCAAGGATCACTCAGTATGGAGTTTAGAGATTGGTTCGTTATTAGCTGGGTCTAAGTATCGTGGTGAGTTTGAGGAGAAGTTGAAACAAGTGATTGGTGCTCTTGAGTCAAAAAAGAACGCTATCTTGTTTATTGATGAAGCTCATACTATGAAGGGTGCTGGTTCTGGATCAACATCGAGTTTAGACTTTGCTAACATGATCAAACCAGCGATTACTCGTGGAACATTGAAAGTGATTGCTTCAACCACTTGGGATGAATTCTATGAATCGTTTGAAAAAGATCGTGCTCTAATGAGAAGATTCCAACGAGTAGCGATTGATGAACCAGACGAGGCAACTACTAAGAATATTCTTCGTGGTCTAGCACCTCGTTTAGAAAAGTTCCATAATGTAAAGATCGACCTAGATGCTATTGACACTGCGGTCGATCTCAGTGGTCGTTACATATCTGATAGAAAGAATCCAGATAAGAGCATTGATGTGCTAGATGGTGCTTGTGCTAAGGAACGAGCGACGGATCAGTATGGAGTTACCATTGACAATTCAAGGATCATTGAACAGCTCAGTAAGATTACTAGTATCCCCAGTGATCGTCTCAAGAATGAACCCAGTGAGAAGATTCGTGGTCTCGAAGAAAACATCAAACAACAACTGTATGGACAAGATGAGGCCATTGATCGTGTTTTAGAACGTATCTATGTCAATTTTAGTGGGATAGGAACCAAGAATAAGCCTATCGCTAGTTTCTTGTTCCTTGGGTCAACAGGGTGTGGTAAAACTGAACTATGTAAGTTGTTAGCAGAAAATCTTGATATGACACTATTGAAGTACGATATGTCAGAGTATCAAGAACGACATTCTGTTTCTAGTTTGATCGGAGCACCGCCGGGATATGTTGGTTTTGATGATGGAACTGTGGGTGGTGGTAAATTAATCTCAGATATCAGCAAGCATCCATTTAGTGTTATTCTATTTGATGAAGTTGAAAAAGCTCACCCAGATGTGACGAATCTGATGCTTCAGATGTTAGATGAGGCTAGATTGACCTCTAGTGCTGGTAAGACGATTAGTCTAAAGAACTCTATCATCATTATGACCAGCAACTTAGGTTCGAGAGACAGTGAATTCAACACTATTGGGTTTGGAACTAGTCTTGAACGAACTGGAACTGAGGAAAAAGCCATGAAGGAATTCTTCAAACCAGAGTTACGAAATAGAATTGACAGCGTATGTAAGTTCAATCGTCTAGACACTCTATCTATTAAGAAGATTGTTGTGAAGTTCATTGGTGAACTTCAGACATCACTGAGTGAGAAGGGTATCAAGATCAATTTATCTGAAAAAACTGTTGACTTATTGGTTGAAAAGGGTTATAATATCAAGATGGGTGCTAGACCGTTAGCTCGTAAGATTGACGACCTAATCAAGGTTCCACTCAGTAAGAAGATTCTGTTTGAAGGTCTGAATCACTGTAAGGTGTATGCTGATGTTATCAATGATAATATTACATTCACTATCACTGAGACCAAGACCGAGT